TTGTAATCCCATAAAGAACTACGTGGTCTTGTCATTATACCATACCTTAAAGCATCATACAAGTGGTCTTCTGCATTTGTATCCACATCTTCTGGATTCTTTTTATCTAAAGGTATTCCAGGTAACTGTGCTATCATATTGTTGCAAGAAGAGAAGAACACTAGTCTTGGCTCCTCAGTAAACTCATCTACTTGCAAACGGTGGTGTAGCTCGTTTTTACCTGCCACCCTTGAACCTTTTGATCTATCAGATGGCCTCCAACGCAAGCCTTTCTGATTCATCTGTTCAGCCAATGAAGGGCCAGTGTCTCCACGTTTATGCCACAGGGAGCTATCCAACACACCGTATCTGATATTGTCATCTCGTTCTGCATCTAATATCATATCCGCTAAATCTACTGCTGTAACTCTTGAACAGTATAACTCTCTGTATACTATCAGTTGCTCACTTGGACTCACTGCCAACCAAACAACTCCTGTGTAACTTCCGTATCCATAGTCACATGCCCTAAACCTTGCCCAGCTTTTAGGTATATCGTATGGATCTACTACGTGTATCTGTCTGTTAAACTCAGGAAAGGCTGCTCCTTCGTTTACATCCCAGTTCCCTTCTAGTAACTGCTTTCTCTGGTGCTCTGGTAGTGATAGAAGCATGGCTTCGTAGTCACCACTCTCAGCTAAGTAAGGATTATCAAAGAGACTAGCAGGTATAAACCTTCGCTTAAACAGGGGTTCTCCAGATCTGCTATGCCCTGTTGGAAACTTTAGAACCTCACTAGTCTCTATGTCCGTTGCCCAAAATGGCGTATTAGGCTTTGCTGGGTCAATGAACATCTTCTTTACCCATGAGTGACCAGGGCCACCTGGGTTAGTTGTAGCCCTCATGTACAGGCCTAAGTCTTTGTTTGCAGTACGCAATCTTGAACGCATGTAGTTCCACGCGAAGGGTGTATTCCACTGAGTCAACTCGTCAAAGGCTACATAGTTAAACGCCTGTCCTTGGTAGCGCATAACGTCTGTCTCTCTGTCCAAGTACGACATCCACAATGTGCCGCCTTTTGGTGTAATCCATTGTGACTTACGCTCAGACCACTTTATGTTAGGTATTGCTTTAGGGTATAACTCTTGGCTTTTCTGTATGAGTTCCCTAAGTTCTTCTGTTGTGTGTCGTACAAGTAGTCCACTAAAGTCTTTATTGTTTAAGTTGCGTAGTGGATCAGCTAGTGTTGCGTAGCTCTTCCCACCTCCTGCTGCCCCACCATATAGTACCTCACGCTCAGATGACGCTAGATATTGTGTCTGTGGTCCAGGGTTAGGCTTAAATACGACACTCTGTGCATACTCTACGTCATACTCTGCTGGCGTAACTTGCGCTGGGATAGACTCAATCTCCTTCGTAGGTGTAGGAGCCTGGTCTTTCTTTTTCGAGGATTTCGATTTGACGTAACGCTTTTTCGAGCCGTTTGGCATACTGGCGTTTAATCGTAGTAATCCGCTTTCGCTTTCTTTCGACATCTAACCTTTTCTTTAACCCATCATGTGTTATGCTTCTACCTGACTGTGTAGTTAGCCACGCAGCTACTTGTCTTAAACTATACTGCTTTACGTGTTTCTTTGCAAGCTCTAATAGTTCTAGTTGTTCAGGGATGGGAACTAACCACTCCTCATCCTGTGGGTCTACCTCGTATCCGAAAGGAACTATCTTAGTTATCTTTGGTATTCTCTGCCACAGTTTTACTTTAAATGGTACTTTAGGCAGTGTCCAGTATTCATACTGTAACGGTCTTTCACTCGTCAGATTCTGCATTAGAACTATCTTTAGGTGGTAGTATAAACAAACCTCCTGTAGACTCAACTGACAACTTCTCTGTTTTAACTACACCTGCACGATCAAGTATCTGTCCTGCAGCCATTAGTGTTTCTTTTATTCCTAGCTGAGTAGGATCATCCAAAGCCCTGCCATAAGCAACAGCAGCCTTGGGTCCAATCCTTGACATGTAAGTTTTAGTAGCATCGAATATCTCATCTTTCAGTGCCTCAACAATAGACGTTGTAGGTGTGTTAACGCTGTACCCTGCCATCTTCTTAGCTGTAACAGCGTCACCACCTGCTTCTTCAAACAGCACCTCAAGGAACCTAGTCTGCTTTTCGTTTAGTTCTCTTGCCATTTTTCTCTGCTCTTTTTCTTTTTCTTCTGTCCAAGTACATTAGTACAAAGCCAGCTATTGTCCACGCACCATTTATAAGATGCCACATTTACTACTTTACTTTTCTGTGGGATCTGGTTTTGGCTGCGATCTTCTTAGGTTGAGCCACATGCTGCTTACCTGCCTTAGTGCCTTTTCGTTTTGCTCTGGATGTAGCGGCATACTCAGCAGAGCTAAGAGACTTAATAGCCGAACTAGGTAAATAACGCTCACCAGTTTTAGCGCTAGGCTTCCCACTCTTAGTACGCCACTTCTGTTTTGTCCACGACTTTAAGCTTTTCTGTGATTTCTTTAAAGCCATATCAAGCCTTGCAATCACATCCACACTTGCCATTACATAAACATTTCCAGTTTACAATGGCTCTAAGTAATCTTCTAAAATACCTTCTCATTTGTATCCTCCACCTTTTGCTTTGTATTGTTTTGCAAGCATCTGTGCTTTCCTCGCGCTCCACTGTCCAGGCTTTCCACCTTTGCTGCTAGATTTAATGGTAGAAAACAAACGCTTACGCATACTAGGCTTAGTATAATTACCTGCCTTATTAACGGTTGACTTTTTTGATGATGTCGCCACGGCTTATTCCTATATCTCTTAGCTGATTGTCTGTCATACCTATCAAATGCCAGTAAGCAACTCTTCGCTTTTGATGTTCTGTTATTTTGCTGTTCGCCCTCTTGAGCATATCTAATAATCTTGTCCACATAAACTGTCCTTTCTTATACTAGTTGTGTACTAAGGATAGTTTTACACATATGTGGACAAAATTAAATAGACATTATTGCATAACCGTTATGTTAGAACTACACGCACAACAGTGCTTGAGCCACTGGCACGTCTGTAGTTTAAAATTGTAGCATTGCCTACAGCTTTAGGTACAACAAAAGTATGTACACCTGCAGGTAACTCTATGTCATTATCTGTGACATCAGCTTCAGCAGCGCCAAAGTTAACGTCTAGAGTATGACTAGTTTCAATAATAACCATCTTGGCATCAGTGCAAACTACGTGTGTTGTGTTAGTGTTACCCAGGGTGACTGCAGTTTCTACAGACCACCCTAAGTTTTCACCAACTAAAGCTGCATTCATTTCAACCATAGTTGTATCCTAACCTATGTGAAAGGAGTTGCAGCAGTACCGTCACCGAACAGATGTCCAGTTACAACCCACTTAGAAGCAGAAAGACAGGTGTACTCTATCATGCCGCCAACAAAACGTCCTTTAGTATCTCCATCCATAACTAACTGATGATCAGCAGCAGCAGGACAACAAAAAGCTAACGTGTCAATGTTTTCATTTAGTGCAGCTAGGCCACCTACTTCATCTTTGTCGATGATTATAACCATGCCTTGTAATGTGTCTGCACTAGTAGCTGCATTGATTGTTAGTGTTCCTGTACCTGTTGTACCAATATGAAACTTGTAGTTAAGTCCAACTGCAGCAGCAGGTAGAGTTACAACAATACCACCAGCACGATTCAGTGAAAATACTGTACCTGATTCTGCTGCTGTTACTGTCTGTGTTGCATCAGTAATACTACTGATTGGTTTAAGTAAAGTAACAGCACCACTGAATGCACCAGTGCCTGTTACGTCTATACCATCTAATAAACTTACAGGTTGCTCATAGGCTTCTATGCCCTGTGTTAGTGTAGTCGTTGCCATCTATTTGTCTCCTTTGTAAAACATTCCAGACTTTCTGTAGTCTGATTTACCGTTGTTGATCATACCGCCTCTATTCTTGAAGCCTATTTGATTTCGTACCGCTGTAGGTAAGTTAGATAAACCTTTACCTTTGTTACCTTCTGGCACATCTTTTAGTTTACCACCTTCAGACATACCCATAGCTGGGGCTGTACCCATAGCTTTTGGATCTTTCTTAGGTTTACTTTGTCGCATTTCCATCATGTTACGTTGTCTCTGTTGATCTGCTTGAGTAGTATTATAGACAGGTTGTATTGGATTAACTACCGAACCACCCATCTGCATTTTAGTTTTAGTTTTCATTCTCATAGCTCCTATCAAAGACTAGCCTTTAATCAGCTTGTAACCTTTGGCTTTTGCTCCTGCACGAAGACCAGCTAAAGTCATACCAGGCATCTTACCACCTGCTGCATAACCTTTTTTCTTCATGGGCATTTTGCCACCTTTAGCCATACCCTTTTTCTTCATAGCCATCTTGCCGCCTTTTGCCATGCCTTTTTTCTTCATAGATGTTTTACCACCTTTAGCCATGCCTTTTTTCTTCATACGCATAATAGTTATCCTTCGCTGTATAAGTTGTTAAACACTCGTTGCGTATCCCAAACGTACTCTACGTCTTGCTTAGAGTGAAATATGTTTTGGTTAGGCTTAAAGTCAGGTGCACCTTCTCCAGCTTCAAACCACGCAGGGTGAGTTACTCTCACTCTATTATTGGGCAACGCAACCATGTTACCAGTGTACTCACCTGCATCTAACAACTCAAGCACATGTGACTGTTTGTGCTGCGCTGGGTCATCTGCTACCTCGCTGTTTGTGTAGTCTACAGTGAAGTAATACTTGGCAGGATAAAACTCATTGTCTATCTTAGCTATCCACGGAGCAGGGCTTGCCCTGTCTATTACGTATACGGAGTGTTCATGCGACATGCAATCCCACGGCTGCGCTAAGTAAGGTGGTAGTTCTTGGGGCCACTCCTCAAAAGGGGTATCTGCAACGAGCGCAGTTAGCGGCATTCTAGCCCACATTGCACCACCATGCACGTTAGGGCTATCTTCTTCGTCAGACTCAAAGCCAGTGAATATTACTTGAAAGCTTAGTGTCCTGTTTGGCATAGTTGTAACTGCTACAACCATACAATGCAAGAACTCACCATGATATTCCTGCATATTCTTTGTGTACTCTCTGCGTACCCACGCTTTGAAGTACGGTATATTACTTTGTAGATACGCCATCTTTGTTGTGTTTCCTCCGCAAGTCTGCTTTAGCTTGTTTGAAGACATTAGCTATTGCTGTCTTCCCCATAACTTTAGCACGTTGTTCAGCTACTGTCAATATCTGAATCTTTCTTGCGTAGGGCTTCTTCAATCTCTTAACTTTAGCTACTGTAGCTTTTGCATCAGCCATCGTAGCAAACTTAATCGACACCGTATCTTTTGGATTCTCATCCGTGTATAGTCTACGTCCAGACCCTTTAGGTTTTTTACCTGTTCCTACTTTTGGGTCTTTTTGCTTTGCCATTACCAACTATACCTTTTAAAGTCTTTGCTTGTCCTGCATGTAACTTAGACGCTTTGTTTAAGCCACGTATAACTTTCTTTACTTTTGTTTTACTGCTTCTTGTTAGAGCCATTGTTTTTCCTTACTGCTTTAACTACCATGC